GGCCTAGGTTGCCCTCGAATATGGCTCGGGCAAGACGAGCTAATGAGCCGACTGCGAGAATGTTAATGCGCTGAGATAAGGCCGTAGATCCGCTATTGGCTACTTCGATTGATAGGTCGGCGATAAAGCCGCCGAATAAAGATACCCAGTTGCCGGAAGTGTCTTTGACTTCGATGGAGATTGGATAGTTAATCTCAAAGCTTACGTTGGCTTCATTTGTCTCTAAAAGTGAGATGTTCGCATAACCGGGTTGAGGCTGGGCATATATGTCGGTTCGGCCGCTGGTTATTGTCATCCCGGCTAAGGTCACCGAAGTAACAGTCGAGCCGTTTACCTTTACGCGATACTCAGGATTCCAAAGGGTCATAATTACTTAAATAGAGCGCTGTATCCGCCAGCTGAAGTTCTTTCGACGCTGTTCATAGCGTCCACTACGGCTCGGGTAAATCCTACTTCGTCGATTACTGAAGGCGCGTTTACGTTGATTGTGATGGCGTTGCCCAATCTTACATTTTCAGCCGAAGCCATATTAGTAATTGGTTGCGAGTTAGCGAGAGCGTCAGCAATCTGCGACAACTTATTAAATTCTTTTTCGGTTTGATTCAATAATTTAGAAGCTTGAACTTTGCTTATTTGACCAGTTTTAAGAGCAAAATCTATGTCACTTAATTTTTGACTGGTAGCCGTCAATTTAGCAATTAAATCAGCTGGACTTGTAATTAAACCGCCGCTAAGTTTGGCTAAATCAACTCCGCCTCCACCTCCAGCGCCACCGCCTCCGCCTCCGCCGCCTCCAGCGCCGCCAAAGGTAAAACCACCATTAGTTCCAGAACTAATTGTTGGTATCGAACCACCAGCTCTTTCACCACCTCCAGCATTTGTAGCCGCACCGCCAATTCCACCGATAAGTCCGACGGGAGTTAGTAAAGGAATTTTAGCCGCGGCTTGATTGTAAAAAGTTAATAATTGATTGATAGCGCTAATTGCCTGATTTATTAACGACCTTATGCCATCTACAACCGAACCAATTATGTTTAGAACTGTTCCAATAACTTTACCAACGTTTTCTATTGCTCTGACTAAAGTTACTTCAAAAAGTGGAACTAAATAATCTTTTGTAAATTGCCACAAAGTCTGAATGGCTTCTTTGTTATCCTCAAAGGCTTTTTTGATTGGCGCTAAAGCTCTATCTTTGGCTTCGATAAGCATTGGAATTAGTCGATTAGTTATGTAGTCGATGAAAGCCTTAACTGCGGGTAGTAAAGCCGCTCCAACAGATTCTTTAGCCTCATCAAAGCCAACTTTGAGTCTGTTTATCTGACCTTCTAAAGTATTGGCTTGAGTAGTTGCCGCACCGCCAAAGGTAGCCGCCAACTGATCCATTGTCCCTTTAAGGCCAAGGGATTTAATTTCTGCGCTGGATAGACCAATACCAAGTCGGCCTAAAGCTCCGGTATTACCTTCATAGGCTTTACCTAATGCGTTGGAAACTGCCTCAACTGATTTACCAGTCGCGGCACTAATATCAAGAGCGAGTTGTAAGCCACTTTGAGCTTTAGCAAGATCTCCAGTTGCGGTTGCTAGTCTTTGAAATGATGGGCGAAGTTCATCATCAGCAATTCCAAAAGCCAAAGACATTTTTTCGATTTGCTTTTCGACTGCGGCGATTTGTGTATTCGTCGCCCCGGTGACATTCTGTAAAGCTTTGGCTAATCGAGCTTGAGCCGCTTCATCTTCGATTGCGGCTTTAACTCCATCGATTGCTAACTTGCCAGCGTAGGCAACAGCGGCGGCCGCGGCCGCGGCAAAAGCGGCGGCGGCCACTTTGCCAAACTTCTCCATCTTGCCACCGAATCCCTCGACTTGGGTTTCGGATTTCTTCATATCATCGACGAATTGTTTCGTCTCAGCAAGAATCTCCAGCTTTAATGTTCTGTAATCTCTAGCCATTAGTTAGCCCACTTCTTAACAATTTCGTCGGCTGTTCTTTCCCATTTATTAGTTAATTCAGGCTGAATCTTGCGAAGGGTTGGATAAATAAACCAACCCCGAGATCCTCGCCCATATCGACCAGACCAACTTGGGAATTGCTTGAAGCGATTAGATCCAAACTCAAGGCCGCCCCATAGTTGTTGTGTATTACCGCCACCAGATAAACGCTGACGCGCAAAGCCGATATCGATTCGACCTGTCTTGGATGATTTGGAGACTTTTGCTCCATCAACTGTTGCTCTAACTGCTCCTGCCGCTTTTTGACGCGCATAGCCAGCTTGTTGTATTTCTTTGAGAGCATATTCAGCCATCTCTCCTGCCACTTGCTTTGCTTCATCTGTGGCCTCTTCTCCCATTAAAGTAAAAGCTTTGGCGAGTGTGCGAAGTTCGCGTTGGCTGTATTGACTAAGCCCTGCCTCCGCCATTTCGCTCCTTCAATATCTCAATCGCAGTTACTAAATCATCCGCGTCTTCCCAATATGTCATTGGGATTCCGGTCGCTATTGCCAACTCAAGAATGAGTCGATTTAAGCTTCCGGTTGGGAATCTTTTGGGTCTTCAATGTCTCCGATTATTAGTTCATCAACAGTAAGTTCCCAAACGTCGTAGGCTTTAGATGGCTTACCAGCTGAAGCTCTGACATAGGCGGCGTGAGCCAAGAATAGGAAATCGGTCTGTTGGTATTCTTTAATGTCGGTCATTTTATAGATCGACTTACCAGTTTTCCGTTCCCACTTAGCCCACTCAGGAAGCCCTGCGGTATAGGTTTCCACTTCGCCGTTCGTATATTTAATTGTAAGGTTGAGTTTCATAGCTCCCGATTCCCCGATCTCTTAGCTGAAGGTTTCTGTTGGTGTTCCAACGACTGTCATTGTCCAAGTATCGGTGAGTGCTCCGGGAGCTGCTCCTCCTGCGCTTGGGAAAATTGGCAATACGTTGAAAGCGAATACTGCGCCAGTTACGGCTGTGAATGATACTGCCAAAGTTGTGTTTGGAGCTGACTCTGCGTCTGCCCACATAGCCTCGAACAAGGATGAAGCTGCGCCCCAGTCCTGAAGTAGTTCGATTGTGAATGTCCATTGCTTATCTACTGATTTGTAAGCGCGGCCATCGAGAGTTTGATAAGTCTCGATAATCGTCTCACAAGATAGAGTTGCTGAAGTCGCCTGAGCATCGTAGGACGATGAGTCCAACGTGAAAGTGACATCGCGACCCGTTATTACTGTCGTTGCCATTTGTTCTCCTTAAGAAGTTTGCTCGTAGCGGACGCTCAAGCGGATGTCGGATACCAGTAAGTTTACTGTTCCGACTTGAGTTACTGTCGGTCTTTCGACTGTTGATAACTCATACTTGGACGCCGATAGAGCGCCAAGAATACTAATAACGAGCTTCTCGAGATTATCCAAAGAAGCTGGGTTTGATAGGTAAGCAACTGCCGCGCTAATTGTGTAATTAAGTTTGAGCCGGGTTGTTGCTTTGGAAATAAGTTCCAATTCCATATAGGGAGAATCGGGAACGATTACGACGGCTGGAACTTGAGGCGCTTCCGGGACGTGATCGTAAATGTTAGCGCTGACACCAGCTAGAGCGGTTTTAATTGCTCCGCGAACATCATCTTGAATAGTGCTCGCTGGCATTAGCCAATCATCGTTTCTGTGTCGATATATGGCCCAAGGATTCCGGAAATTCTATTAAAGAGGGAGCGGCCAAGCCGGAAAGGTGAGACTGTGAAGTCCACTCCCTCAATCTGCCCACCTGCGGCAGTTCTCGCTTGAAAGATTTCAACTGAAGTAATAATGACCGCGTTTTCAACGTTAGCGTTGCCTACATAAGTCGAAGCGCCGGATAGTGTGGCAGTTCCGGCCGGGATGACGTTGCGCTCAATAATGTCTGCGTTAGTTATAGCGGCTGTGAAGACATAAGGCTCAATTAAGTCGTTTGTTACTGTGACTGTTGCGTTAAAAGGTGAACCGCAACCAGTTACGACAACTGATTGACCTTCGCTAAACTCGTGAATTGTTGAGGTCTGATAATAAGCGACGTTATCGGTTAATTTAACTTTCTCAATTCTCGTCGAATAGGTTACGAGCATTGGGAGAATTAAATTCTCTGAAGTGTCAATAATGTCGTTTAAGTAAGCGTCGCTATAAAGAGATGACGAAACGCCAAGGACTGCTCTTAGCTCGGAAGCTGTGACTATCGTTGGCATTTCGTCATCCTTTCGTTCTTTAGGTGAGCGGCCAGCTCGGGAGCGGACTGGCCGTCACTATTTAATGGTTATTAGGCAACCATAAAGCGATAAGCGCCAGCGCCTACCTTTGTTGCTAATGCGCCGTATCCGTAATATGCGACCTTGATTTGTCCGGTTGCTACTACGTTTGTCTCCAAGCGGAAACGGCTTGACTCATACCAAGTGTAGGAATCTGGGTTGATGATGATGAGTGAGTTGTCGCCAGTTGGAGCGGCTGTTGCGAGGTTGCGTGATACGCGAAGATTCAAGCCAAGGAGGTTTCCGCGAACTGATTGTCCGGTTAGGTTTCCACCTTGATTTGAGTTGCCAATGAGGTTCTGATAAATCGGACGGCCAGCGTCATTGAGATTCATCAAAGCGCCCCATTGCTCAGGGCTTACGAGAATGTTTGTTGCTGTGCCAAGGGTTGCCTTGTAGATAGCAACGGAAGCGTCTGATACGAAATCAAGAGCGCCGGAAGCGTCGAGAGTGCGGTTTCCGCCATCTGTTCCGCCAGCAACTAGGCCAGCGATAACAGCGACATCGGTTGCCTTTGCGTAAGCGAACTCCATTTGACGAACAAGCTCGTCGAAGAATACTGGAGATGAGCGATCGAGAAGTTCGACTGAGAACTCTTGTCCGCCAGCATACTTCTTGACGGATACTGAGAGGAACTCAGATGTCATTCCGGTTTCGTCGATTGTTGCTTCTTCAGCTTCTTCGCCAACTGTTGGGACGGCGGTTAACTTTGGAATCTCGAATGTCATACCTGCGTCTGGTAGAACGCCGCTGGAGATTGAATCAACAGCTGGACGATCTGCGTTTGACAATGGGTTGATGATTTCAGAGAGCTGACGAGTTGGGATTAAGCCAGCGTTGTTGCTTGTGGTGTCGTCAGCTGCTAAAACGTACTGACGGGAAGCGTCATCGCCAAAAACTTTGGCGCGGATTGAAGCTTCGAGGTACTTCGCCTTTGTGAACTCTAGGCGAGGTGAGGTAAAGAACGCTGGGCGAGTTGCCTCTACGGTCTGAACCTTGGCAGCTTCTACCGTTTCTTCGGCAGGAGCTGGAACGGTAGTGTCTGACACTTGTTCTCCTTCGGTTGGGTTGTCTGCTTCAGCGGTTGCCGGAGCAGAATCTTCTTTTGGCGCTTCGTTTTCTGAAGCGGCGACTTCGCTAACGCGAGCGCTATCGATTGCTGGATCAGTAACTAGGGAAACTTCTTCTAACGACGCGCTAGTAATTTTCATAACGCCATTGTCGTTAGACCATTCGTTAATCATCGCACCGACTGAGAATCCGTCTCGAAGTCCGGTAGCGGCTTCTTCTAATGCGTCATCAGCCGCAAAAGTCTTGGCTAAAACGAATTTGGCTGTTATACCTTTGTCGGTAGCCTCAAAGCTTGCCATTTTGCCGATTGGTCGGGTTCTGTCGTGTTCAAGAAGCAATTTAACGTTTTTCATTTCAATAGAATCTTTTGCGAATACAGTTGGGCCAACTGAAGTGTTGCCGCGCTCGTTCCAAGTGACAATCGTTCCACTAATTGTCCTAGTGGCAACGTCGGCGGCTGTGATAGCCATTGGTAGGTTAATTTTCATTAGGGATTAGATCTTCCTCTCGTTGAATCTGCTCAACGCTCATCGCGCCAATGCGGTTGAGAATTTCATAGACTTGAGCTCTTTCCAAAGCATTACCGCGAAGGAAATCATCAAGATCGAAGCGCACCATTACCGGATTTGGAACAAAGTCCGGAAGTGAGAGCCTTTCCTCAATCGCCTTAAGAATTGGACGAAGTGAGAAATCAACTAATGAGCGCCGTTCGCTAACCGCGTTGCTATATGTCATTGAAGTAGTCTCGGCGCTCAAGAAGTAAGCCGGGATACCTGCGGCCCGAGCTAATTCTAACGCGACATATTGACGAGCTTCGGTTAGTTGTAATGACTTAGGGTCAAAACCAATTTCTTTAATATCAACATCAGCATTTAGAAAAGCAGTTGCTCGAGATTGTCGAGCTGTGCGCCAAGCAGTTAGAAGTGAGTTAATTCTTTCGGCTGGAAGATTTGTTCCAGTTGATTTAAGAGCAAGAGTTGGCATTGGATCTTTTGCGTAAGTTACGGCGGCATTTTCTAAATAGACTGCCGCGTTTACTGTTTTGCCAGCCCGGTGTAAGAATCCTTCGTCTCCACCATCAAAACGAATAATTGAACCAACTCCACTTTGAGGAACTGCCATCCCATCGACTTTATATCCGGTGATAGTTGTGTTTCTGAAATCTGTATCGACTGTTACTCGATCCGGGCTAACGCGAGTCCAAGCTCTTACGCGACCGCCATCAGTTGCCGAATACATCTCAAGAACTTGTCCATAACCTGCGCCATACATAAAGATATCTTCCGCAAGCCAAGTGTAAACAACAAAGCCAGCCACTCTAGGATCAGGCTGATTGATTACTCTGTGCGGATCAACATATTCGCCAGTAATGCGATTGAATGTTGTCAAAGGTAATGAGCCAATAGTTCCGCAGATTATGTTTCGAGCTCGAGCAACAGCCGGAACACTCATAGCAAGTTGTCGAGTTGTATTAGTTGCTCCACCGAGAATGTTGTAAACAGAATCAGTAATCTGAATTGGCGTTAAAGCCGCTTCGACATCTGAAGTTCTTATCGGTTTAAAAGCCGGAAAGAAGAAATCGCGAATCGCACCCATTAAGCCTAAATTGTAGGGGATATGTGCTACGCGACGATTATATCTACCCCATCATTTGACTGAGTGGCGTAATGACTTGCCATAGCCGCCGCGACCGCTCCGGTAATTACTGCGGCTGAGACTTTACGGCCGAAGATCCAACCGCCATCGCCAAAGTTAAGCCTTACCGCTGACAAACAATGGGAAGTTAATTCTTCTTGATTGCCGTGGGCTAATCTTTGGGATGAAATAGCCGAGACGAACTCATCGCAACTGGTTGCGTATAACTGTCCATCGATTGCCTCACAAGGTAACCCGGCTGGAACTAATCTAGCTGCCACAGCTGAAGCAGTCCGGGCTGAATATGCGATTTTAAGAACATTGAATTTCCTATACCACTCGGCAATATCGTTGGCGATTACTTTGTCGGATAGATAGCCGGGGTTAGTCCAAGTCTGAAGAAGCTGAACTTGGAATCTATCCCCGTCTATCCGTTGAGAGGCGACTAACGCGGCTTGTCGCCTATCTGGTGATAAATCAATCGCTAGCCAAGTATCAACGGACTTGTCCAAGCGCAGACCCTCGACCGCGCAAGCTTGCCATTGAGACGGATGGATGACTGGATTGATTGTGGAAACCCATTGACATAAGACTTCGGTTCTAACTATGTCTTCCGGATCATTTAATACCGCTCGGATATTATCCGGATGAATTGTGTGGCCGAGAGATGGGTTGGCTTGTGCTACGCCTTCCCAAAAGGCCGCCGAGCCATCGAATTTAATTTCCGGTGGCGCAGACCATTCCCACCAGCCTAGAGATAAGTCGTTGGTAAGTATTGAAGCCAAAGACCGCTCTCGCATTTTATTTAAGACGACTGAATGGCTATCTCCGGCGTTGGATAGTAAAAAGGCTTGTGGGTTTTGTGAAGCCATTTGAGTAAATCGGAGGGAAGACCAAACATCCTCGTCGTGATATTCGCGAGCCTCGTCCATCCATATTGTGTCCGGCGAAGCAATACCTCGAGTAGCCGAATTAGAAGCTCTTACTATGTATCGACGGCCACCGCTGAACTGTAACTCTTGAAATCCTCGGGCTTCTAACTTCTTTACTAATTGGCTTTCGAGTTCAGGATGTTCAGTAATGATTCCATAAATCTTATAGAACACTTCAGCTGAGGTAGTCAGCTTGTGAGCTGTGTGAACTTGAAGCTTTTGTTCTAGTCCAAAGATTCGCCAAAGAATCTGCCAAGCCATCCAAGTTGATTTACCATTTTGCCGGGCTAATAAGATTCCGTGAACCGGGGTCTGCCATCGGCCGTCCGGCTGGACTTTTAAGGTTTGTTCACTAAGCCATTCTTGCCAAGGTAACATTTCTTGGCCGTATTTAGCGCAGAACTCGATAAACTCTAAGCCTTTTGATGGATTTTCGGTCAATTTAGTGTGAATTCGCGGTTTTACCACACCTCGGTAAGCCGAACCAGCCCGAAGGCTAACGATCTCAGCCGGGTCGGGTTTGTTATTTACCAGTTCAAGCATAATGCCGTTTGGTCGAGCCAGTTCCCGGTATAAAAATCCCAATGGGGGTCGTGGGTTTCCGAGGCTCTCTCAAAAAAGACCCGGGGGCTATGCGATCTCGCTTTCCGCTGTTACATCGATGACAAGCCGCAATCATATTGTCTTCCGAGCTGATTCCACCTTTACTGATTGGAATTATATGATCGACTGTATTCGCTTCTTGTCCGCAGTAGTAGCAGATATATCCATCGCGTATCAAGACCTTCTCTCTCATTACTTTGTAATGGGTCTTGTCATATTCTCTACTCATTAGATTGGGAATATCTCAATGGTATCTACTGAATCATCTATCGTTCTTGGATGTTCTTTAGCGCAGTTACCACAGCTCTTACACATTAGTGCCATCCTTTACGATTGAAGTGTTTAAGCGCTTTACAAGCTGAACCCTCGTATCTGTGTTTAAGGTAGCGATAATGCCAATCAATCTGCTTGCTAACTTCCATACCCTTTACCTTAATGTTCCGCATTTGAGCTAATCCATAATGCGAACCATTTTGGGCCAGCGGATTGAAGCGAGACTCAAGCCATATTAAACGCACCCAGCAAGCCCCCTCATCAACTGTCTTGAGATGATCCATAGCCATCATTACGTAAGTCTCTTGAGTGGAAGTTAAAGATAAAGCATTTGTGGTAGTTGTATTTATTGGATTTAGTGCGAGGCCTAACACAAGTGATAGGCAAAGGCGTCGCCAAACACTTGAGCGACGCGTTGCCATCAGGCCGCGCCTTCGCGCTAGTGTAATGGGCTTGTCAAGTAGCATTACTAAAAGTCCTGTTCAGACGGCGTTTCTAGCTCTAATAGTTTACTTGTTTCAATGGTCTTTCCAATAATGGCGTCTTTCAGTTTATCCCTTCCCTCACTATGGAACTTGGTGACTAAATAAGAGTCTGATATTGAGCCTTCCAACCAATCAACTGGCTCACCATTCGGATCGATAACTAAATCATCAACGAACTTGAATCGGTCTAATATGGCTTCTCGACTAGATTCTCTAACTGACGTCACTATCTCATCAACGCAGTTATCCATTACCCATTCGACGAATTTACGCTCATTCTTAACAATCCACTTGAATCTAGGCTTACTAGTTGAGACATAAGCAATTGTCTCACCATCCAATTCAGCCTTTACCCTATCTGCTCCAATGCCATCCATTTCACTTTGGAGCTCTTGGCGCAGTTGGTCTTTAACTCGCTTTGCTTCGTCGGCTATTAGGCTCACCGCCGCTAGCTTCAGACTTGTTTCCTTGATTCCCATTCCTTCTCCTCTCCCGATAAAGCCTCATCTCTAGGGACTCAACTGTTATGCCGCAATCCCTAGCGATGAACTCCATACTAAATCCCCAATCGATTAATTGGTGGATGTATTTAAGGCTAACTGGCCTGTTTACTTCTTTCCTGCCCATCCATCTCCCTTAAATATGACTCCCGGGCTTGAGAATTGCTTCTCCATTTGGATTTGGCAGGGCTGACACCAAACCGAATGATTAGAGTAAACGTTGAAGCTTTGCTCGACTGTGATCTGACATTTAGGACATTTAAATTCATAGGTCGGCATTTTGTGTCCAATCCTTATGGCCGTTAAACATTTTGACTTGTATTTTCTCAAGTCCAGCGGCTATTCGGCAAACTCGACACCTTTGAGCCTTCATCTTTAAGTTGCCACATTGACCGCAACGCTCGATGTCATCCTCTTTGGCGCTTACTCGCTCAGTTGGGTAGATAATCCTTTGCTCAAAACATCCCTGACACTCCACTAGCCACACTTCGCCGGGAGCTTCAGGAATGTCCGGGCAGTCAAACGTTTTCATCAACCTATGAGCGCGGATACCCTTGCAGAAACCGCACTTAAAAGGATGAGCGTCTCCTATCATTTATCTGTCACCTTTTCGTTACTCGCAAATTTTATTTTGCAAGTTGCCATATGAGAAAACGAACTAAAGTGGATTTTCCTATGAAGCCAATGTGGGTCTTTAGCTAATTCTTTTCTAATGGATTTCTTCATTTTTTGAACACCCATTTCCCGGACTCATCTACCTTCATCCATTTAGCCGGGCATTGAGCGTCTCGATCTCGCTCTGGGCAGACCCAGCCTCGATAATCTTTGCCATCTTTAGTTCCATTCTTTAACACCATTGGGCCGTGATTACAGATTGGAACCTCATCAGCTATTTCAGCTCCTAGCGTTTCAACTAAGTGTTCGATGTTGTGAACTATCGGTTCGGGGTCGTCCGGTCGTTGTTCTTTGATGAATTCTGCCAATTTTGGGTTAGTTGTTTGGATTGGCTTAATGTGACTCTGATAGGGTTTAGTCCCATTTGGCTTTGCCAAGTAGCCAGCAAGGTTGAGAGCTCTTGAGAGACTGCCAGTTTCCGCAAGTTCAAGCGCGTATTGCTTTGACTTTGATTCTGAAGATAGACCCGTCGTCCAAGGATTAGAATCAACTTCAGTTCGATAGATTTCAGTTTTGACGATATAGACATCGCACTCCTTCGCTAATGACTCCTCGAGGACGTGAGTCTTGATTCGGTAATCAGGGTTTTCTTGGGCAAACTGCTTAAAGCGTTCCCAAGTTCCAACATAATCATCTAGGTAATTCGACATTTAGATTCTCCCTTTTTGCTACTTCTCCTAGACCATCTAAGAGCTGTTCTTTCAATGAATAGAACGAACCATCAGGCCAGTTCTGTAAATCAGCCGCGCACTCTAAACAGTAAAAGCGCACTTGGTTAGATCGCATTGGAGAAGCTGATACGCATTTCCAATAAGCCATCTTCATAGCGTTTGGATTCCATTGATTCTTGTGTGACCCCCAGCGCTGTTTACAGTAATCGCACCATTGGTCTTTATTAGTATTACGCAGAAGGGTCAAAGTCATCCCAATCTGTATGTCGGAGCTGACCCAAGATAGCGGAGTATCCAATGAGATCGACAATCGAATCTTCCCGCATTGGGCTTTCCACAAGTCTTGAGAGTTTGACCGCAATAAACACCAATGCCAGTTGAGATGGGTCTGTGAATCGAAGACCGAGAATTCGGCAGATGTCGTAAACGCGTAGTAAGTGGTGTCTCGGATCACCATACGCGAAGCCTCGCTCTCTGAGCGTTTCGCCAGCAATCTCAATCCACTCACTTAACGAGCGGTCGGCCAATTCGTCCATCCTTCAGCCCCCTTTCATAGCCTTTACGGAATGACTCATCTTGGCGCTGTTCGCTTTTGTATTGCTGATAGAGGATGAAGGCCAATAGGCCGTAAATAACTAAATTACTTAACATCGGCGCTCACCCCATAGACATCAAGGAAATAAGCTGAAACTTCAGAATGAGCCAGCCTTCCCCGGAGTTGCTTTTTACCCATTTTCTCCCGGGCATATCGACGGATGATTGAACCTTTAACGTAATTAGTTCCATCCGTCCAAGCCCCTGCGGTCGAATCAAAGCTGATTACCGCAACTTTATTTATCATTTTGCTCCCGTCTGTAATCCGTTAAATGGATTTACGGGTTAATGGTATTTAATTAAATCGATTTAGACAAGAAGTAAGGTGGCGTGTCGGCAGTCTAAGAAGCCAACCTCTTTAGATTCTTGCTGTGACCCGGCAAAATCGGTCTTTGATGGAAGCACCTTAAAAAGCCATTCAGGGGCGTTTATAGCCCCTAAGTCGAATTGGTAGATACCTTTAGGCGTTGAGTTGATATAAAGCGTCCTAGCGCCCGTTCTAGCCCTTATTTCGGCCAAGTAATCCCACTTCTTCTTCTCAATCATTAACTGGTTGTAGTGGGTTCGGCGGCACTTGAGCTCGATATAGGCGTCGTGGGTAACGCCATCTACCCGGTCGGTCGCCGATAGTGGCGTCAAGTCCGGAAATTCGGCCTTAAGCGCCTCGAAGAGTTCGGCTTCTCGGAAGTAGATTAGACGTCTTCTTCGCCGTCTTCCCAACCAATTTTCTTGATTGGGTCGGCAGGATCGATAAACCAATCCGGCCAAGATTCGCGTTCCATAGCAAAGGCCAAAGCGAAATCAGCTTTCCAACCAGCCGCTAAAGCCGCGTCATATATTGCTTTGGATTCAATAAATCTTTGCTCAAGCTTTGTGGGAAAAGGATTGGCTACTGTGCGCGGTCTGCGAACTTTGCGTTTCTTTGGCGCTTTTTTAGCGACGCGTCTTTTTTGTGCCATTTGCAATCCTCTCCCTTAGAACTAACTCAAGGGTAGATTCTAACTTGTCAAGTCTCGAAATTAGCGGAAGGTTCTCAAGTTTTATTATGTATCGAAGTCCGGCGATAAGTAGGCCGATTGAGCCTAAGACCGAAGCTACGAAAGCCGCGACGTTACTTGCGTCCATACTGCGGAGAGTTCTTATCTGCCCAGCGAACGGCTGGAGCTGTGATTGCGCCAATCAAAACGGCATATTCGGGAGCAAAATCGAGAAGCAAAGAGACGCCCATAGTTACAGCTGAGGCGGCTACTGCTAGGCAGTAATCCTTAAACGCTTCTTGGAACTGTGGGCTTTTAATGCGAGCAATTAGGTCTTTCATTTATTTTTCCCTTCGAGGTCGAACCAACTTCCGTCTTGATCTCCCGATGGATTGAAACTTATATGGATGTGGGATTTGTGCGGATTGCTTCCGGTGTATTTACGCCAACGCCACCGGAGACGATTGGAAGCAATACGGCCATCATAGATAAGGTATTTAATTCGCTTGTCGCCTCGCTTCGCGCAAAGTCTAATTCGCTCGGCGAGTGAGTGGGCTTCTTCTTTGTGAGCTTGAAGGTCGGAATCAACATCTATAGCTCTGACGATTCCATCCACCGGGATATGGTCTGAAGTGCCTTTAGCGAGATGGCGACTATCAGCAATCCAACCATCGCTACGGCGATCGCGGCTCGGATAATCATCGTCTATCTGCTCTCGAAGTTGGACACCAGCTCGGCATAATTTAGCCAAGTAGCAATCTCGCTTCTTCTTCAGTTAAGCCGAGGCGGTCAAGAATGGCTTGACGAGCGGCGGCTTTGTTTTCTTCCTTTTCAATAATTGCTAATTCTTCGGATGAATAAAATTCTTTAGCAACAATGTTATTGTCGGGTTTTGATGAATCAAAACCGCCTTCACCATAAATTACACTTTTAATTCGTTTTGTCATTAGGCAATCCTCAATCCTATTAGTGGAAGATTTGTAGTATAAACACCTAATGGCCCTGCCGTAGCAAAAGATCCCGTTATGCCACCTTCATTAAATCCCTGTTGGACAGTAGATGTTTCAACAGTCGCACCAGTTCCATTTATTAAAGCATCATAATTTGTAGTATTTGTTATAGCGATAAAACTATTTGTTGTGGCTGAAGTTTGTATATTCCAAGCCAACCAATACCATCCAGTTGGCGGTGTTGTGGAAATTGTAATCTCATAAGTTGTCGAAGCTGCGGTACAACTAACAGTTCCAGCGTCTAAATAAACTGTTGTCGGTAAAAGAGTAGTTGCGCTGGCGTTGTAAATACCCAATCTGACAGCGGCTGTACCGCTAAAAGTTGATCCAGTTCTTGTTGATATGCGGTCAAAACTATATCCGTTTAGAAAAATAGGTGTATAAATAGTTTGATCTTCAGTCCAAGTCGTGCTATTGGCTGTTGGCGAGCCTTGAGCCATTCTTACATATCGACCAGCTACCGAAGTTCTCCAACTCGGGGCCGAAGCAGATATAGTTTTCCATTCAGGAGCAGTAGCTCCTGAATTGACTGTTAAAACTTGTCCGGCTGTCCCTATTGGAAGTGAAGTGTTGACGTCTGACGTTGCTGATCTATAAGCAATAGCGCCTGTTGTCGTTTGTGGATTTAGATTCTTGGTCGTCGTATCAATCGATGTTCCTAGTGATCTAATGGCAGAAGCGCCATCTTTGACGAGAGCGGTATCGTCCGGCGTTGTCCAGCCGTAATTCGTTGTCGTTGCCATTGTTCTCCTTTAAGCGACTATTGTAGCGTTAAGCCAATCTAGGGTTGGGGATATTGTCTGCCAAGTCTCAGTTGCCGGGACATTGTTCCAGCGGAAGGCTTGGAGAGAATAAGCGATAGGTGAGACATTGAGAGTAAGTCGTAGGCGGTTGTAAGAAGCTGTCCAAGTCCAACCTTCGACGAATCCTTGGAACTCTCCGCCGACCATATTGGTCGGAAGGTTTTGGATATTGAGAGGAAGTCCCATAAAGACATTAAGGAGCGCGTTTCGGTCGGCATTGTCGATTTCAGGGCTATGAATCTCAAAAGTAATCTGCTTCAGTAGATATTGAGGATAGGCTCGAATATCAAGATAAAAAGCGGCTTGGCTAATTGCGTCGGCTTGGTTGCGGAGGGTTGTAGTAATGGTTGAAGCTAGTTGGCCGTACTCGCTAATCGAGGCAAGGTCGGAATCTGTGACTGTTGAACTGCCAGTAGCTCCATAGCCAATAGTTATAGAGTTGCGAACGTCTCCGGCTCGCTTAGTGATATTGAGACCCGGCCCGGTTGCGTGATTGCCGTCGAGATCGACATAGCCGCTAGCGGCTAGGTATTCGCCTCGATGAGTGCTATCGGCGTAGCCAATGCGACCTTGAGCGTCTTCATAAATATAACCAAGGCCGGAAGTAGCCAATCGGCTAACCAAAGAATAAACAGTCTCATTAAGATTATTTTGTGCGTGAAGCTCATAATCGCCCGGTTGGTCGATTTCGCCCAATCCGCTATTTTCCGCATTAGCCCAAGTAACAGTTGGGTCGTAATCATTCCAAGTTACGCCAGCTGGAACTTCGTCCCAAGTGTCAAATAAAACGCCGTTCAAGACTTCATAAATCATATCCCCGTCAAAGTTATGGCCTAGGTTGCCCTCGAATATGGCTCGGGCAAGACGAGCTAATGAGCCGACTGCGAGAATGTTAATGCGCTGAGATAAGGCCGTAGATCCGCTATTGGCTACTTCGATTGATAGGTCGGCGATAAACCCGCCGAATAATGAAACCCAGTTGCCGGAAGTGTCTTTGACTTCGATTGAGATTGGGTAGT